ATGCGCTTCACGATCTTCAGCGACCAATTCGCCACGACCAAAACCGATCATGACGAAACATGGGACGCGATTTGCGCTGGCATCGCCAACGCGCCCGAGTATCCGAACAAAGCGTCATGTCCGTGGATTAGCCTAGCGGTCTACGGCGACACGCCGAACGAAAACGGTTGCTTGCGTCACGCGGACAACGTGTTGGCCATCACCGGCCTTGAAGGCGACCACGACGCAGGAACGCTCAGCCTGGCCGAAGCGGCCCAAATGGCACGAGACGCGGGATTGCGAGCGTGTCTTTACACGTCGGCTTCGCACACGACCGAGCGTCCGCGCTGGCGCATCCTCGTTCCGTTGTCGGACGAGCGCCCGTTGTCGGACCGTGCGGACCTGGTTGACCGTCTCAATGGCGTTCTGCGCGGGGCGCTCACGCCGGAAAGCTGGACACGCTCGCAAAGCTTCCTGTTAGGCCGCGTTGTCGGCGTTCCGTATGAGTGCATCATTGTCTGACCGTTCCCCCTTCATCGATCTGCGGCCCGATTTGCCGAGCATTCCCAAACCAGCGCAACAACGCGCTGGCGTGAAGCCCGGCGAGCGCGTTCCGACCGAAGCGTTGGTCGCGGCGGTGGAAGACGGCGTTGAACTTCACGATTCGTTGCGCGACTTGGCGGCGCGCGGGTGGACCGAAGCGCAATTAGTTGAACTCATGGACCAAAGCGCGGCGAAGGATGCCCGCCCGGAAGATTGGGAGAAACGGCGCCGCGAGATTCCGCGTCTTGTGAAGTCTGCTGGCAAGAAGCGCGAAGCCAAGGTGGCGCAAGCGTTCGGGGGTGAGGCGCGCCAAATGCCGCCGAACAATCCTATGCAGGCCGCAGCACCGGACGCGGTTGAACTGCCGCTCATGCTTCCTGGGGACTTCAAGAAACGGCCCGTCGTGGAGCGTGAATGGATCGTTCCCGACCTTATGCCGCGTGGCGAACCGACTTTGCTTTTCGGCGCCGGTGCGACCGGTAAGTCGCTTCTACTACTTCAACTCTGCATATCGATGGCGGCGGGCCACCAGTGGCTCGAATGCGACGTACCGCCCGGACGCGCCATGATGTTCACGTGCGAAGATAGCACCGATGAAATAAACCGGCGCGCGCGGGCCGTGTTGGACGCAATGGACCTTGATTGGGATGATCTAGGCGACCGGCTTGCAATCGTTCCCATGCGAGACAGCGAAGCGGACGCGGTGTTGGCGACCGAGCAAGGCGGCGTGCTCAAAACGACGCCTAGTTATGATGCGTTGAAGCATCTCGTTACGAAGTTCGACGCCGACTTCGTTGTCATTGACACATTGGCCGATGCGTTCGCGGGCGACGAAAACCAACGCGCGCAAGCCAAACAATTCGTTGGTCGCATCGCGCGGCTTAGCCGGAAGGCAACATATGTCGTCACGGCGCATCCGAGCGTGTCGGGTATGGAATCGGGGCGCGGTTCGTCCGGTTCAACCGGATGGCCAGCGGCGGTGCGGTCGCATCTGTACTTCGGTCGCGTCTATGACGGGCGTTCCCGGGATGAAGGCCAACACGAACCGGACCCGGACGTGCGGACCCTGTCGAACCTCAAAGGAAACTATGCGCAACAGGGCGCCGGCGGGATCGAAGTCCGTTGGGATGCCGGGACGTTCAAAGCGGTGGGCCGCGTGGACCGGATTCGCAAAGGCGACGAAGCCGAGCGTGTGTTTCTCGAATTGCTGCGGATTTGGGAGAAGGCCGGCAATTACGTCAACGCCACCGGTGGCGCCACGTATGCCCCGACCGTCTTTGCCGGAACACAACAGGCCAAGGCGGCTCGGTTGAACAAAAGGGAGTTGCGCGATGCGATGCGGAGACTGATAGGCGCGGGGCGAATTGAAAGTGCGATGCGCAAGAGCAATCGCAATGACGTGAGCTATCTTCGGATTGTGGAAGACGCGTCGGGGTAGACGTGCGCACCCCGTGCGTACCCCCGCGTATCCCCTGTGCGTGGCTCCCCCCTTAGGAACCCCGTATACGCATACGCGGGGGCAGGATGCCCCGCGCATGCTCCATAACTAATAAACACCAGTGGGGATGTGCGCACCGACTCGGTCCATGCTCGCCGTCATGCTTGCACCCGGACAATACGAAGCGGTCGCCACAGACGGCAGCGGCGAGACAATCACAATCGACGTGGAGGGCAGTGAGATACGCGCCGGATCGTTCGACTATCCCAACGCCAAGATACGCGGCCTGAACGACGTGTACTCGGCTGGGCAATTAATGACGCAAGGGTCCGCCTCTGACACTTTCAAATTCGTCGCTCACGGCCCGCAGCGTGAATACAAAATCGGGCGCCGTCTCTAAAGTCTTAGCGGCCTCGTACAGACTCATTCCGGGTTGGGGCTCCCAAGCCGCGCCCAATCAAAAACGCCCGTCCTGAGTCACCTTAGCGCGTTCTAGGGGCACCCTAGGACCAAGTTAGGCCGCCCCGCCCGCACAGGGGTAATATCAACCCCATTAACCCCGATTTTGTGGGATAGACTTGCGCCACGAACCGGCGGTGTGGTTAGAAATTCCCGCATGAGACTTTTTGATAGGATTTTGTTCCTACAATCGCCTTAATTGTCTGAGTTAGGACGTATTTGCGCCACGATTGTTAAGTGGCGGAAATGCGAAACACGGACCGGGACCGCCGCCCCTCAAAGTCGCGACTGACGGATATTCGCCTCGCACGCCGCAATCACGCGGGCCAAACACGAGGCATCCTCCCCATGAAACGTCCCCAAGAAATCCGCGCCGAGCTCACCGCCGTGCGCGCTGAAATGACTCAAATCGACCAAGCGGCCAATGGCGGCGCGCTTGAAGGCCAAGCCCAAACCCGATGGGCCGAACTGTCCACGCGAGCCGACACGCTCAATGCGGCATTGGACCGCGCGACCCGACTCCAAGAAATGGACCGCCGCGCACCGACGAACGACCAAACCCCGGACTTCCGCAGCGCGGTGGCGGGCTTCGATATTGCTCGCGGCATTCGCGGTCAGCTTCGCCGCATGGGCGCTCCCGTCGCCGGTTATGAGAACGAAGACGACGGCGCCGAGCGCGAAGCTTCAACCGAACTGGCGCGCCGCAGCGGTATCGCTGAGGGGTTCGCAATTCCACTCGCCGCAGTGACCACCCGCGAGCACCGCGCGCTTGTGTGGAACGCTGGCGCCGGTTCCGGCGCGGGCCTTCAAGCGGAAGAATATCGTCCGCAGAACTTCATTGAAGAACTGCGCCCGCGAAACGTGGTCGGCCAACTCGGCGCGACGTTCCTGGACGGCTTGACCGGCGCGCCGGTTGGACTGCCGAAAATGACGGCGAGCAACACGCTTACGTTCGTCGCCGAGAATGCGGCCATTACACCGTCAGACGGTACGGTCGGTCGCGTGTCATTGTCGCCGAAGATCGCCGGGGCAATTACCAGCCTCACGCCGATCACGCTGGCGCAACCGTTCGCGAGCCGCATTGTCAGCGATCACCTTCTACGCGCCGCTGCGGCGGGTGTGGACCGTGTGGCGCTTGTCGGCGGCGGCGCGAATGAGCCGTCCGGTATCTGGGATCAGCTTGTCGAAACGCAACTTGGTGAGCCGACATGGGCCGAAATTCTCGGGCTGATCGAAGGTATCGAGAATGACAACGCCCTTGGCGCATCGCTTGGTTGGGCGTTGAACCCGTCCGCCGTCCGCAAGTTGCGTTCGACGCCCAAGCTCACGTTCGGCTCGCCGGTCAGTGAAACGGTCGGTGACTTCATCATGGAAAGCCCGACCGAGCTTGCCGGTTATCCCGCGCGTTCGACAACGCACGTCCCGCCCGGAAGCGGCTCGCCGATCAGCGGACGCGGTATCATCGTCGGCGACTTCTCACAGTTGGTTGTCGGGTTTTGGGAAAGCGCGAGCATCTTGCTCAATCCCTACAGCACCGATGAATTTCAACGCGGCAACATCGCCATGCGCGTCATGTTGATGATGGACGTTGCGCTTCGCCATACGCAGGCGTTCCGCACCGCAACAATCAACAACTAAGTCAGCGCGTCGCCGGGTTATGTGCCACCCGCCGGTACAACACGCGCCGACGCGGGGGAGTGTGCGCCTCGCCACACTCCCCCGCTCATCGGCGTACAACAGGACATTTCCAAATGCTTGAACAGAGATTCAGCGAACGCACCGTTGCGGCCCAACATGAACGCATTGTCGGTCATGCCGCGCGCTTCAATGAACCCGCCCGCGTCGTCGTCAATGGACGCGTTGTGACCGAGCGCATCATGCCTGGCGCGTTTGCCAAGTCACTCGCCGAAAAGCGCGACGTGCTTTGCTTCATGGACCACGACCCGAGCCGCGTTCTCGGTCGTCGCAGCAACGGAACGCTTGAACTCCGCGAAGACGCGTTAGGACTTTGGTTCTCGGTCAAGGTCGCCGACACGTCCTATGGCCGCGACGCCCTCGCCCTTGCGGCGCGTGGTGACCTTGGCGGCGGTTCGTTCGGCTTCCGCGCCACACGCGAGACCTGGAACGCTGACAAAACAGAACGCACCGTTCACGAAGCCGATCTGTTTGAAGTGTCGGTTATCGCCGCTGTTCCGGCTTACGCGACGACGGTTCAAGCGCGGGCGCAAGCGACGCCCGAACCGGTCACTGCCCGCCAGCGCCGTCTTCGGCTCATTGACATAGGCGGTGCGTCATGAACCGCATGGACCATTTCCTTGCGGCCTTCGGTCTTGCGCGTCCAGAAACGCGGGAAGCCGACCCGCGCCTTCACCCTGACGTATGGAACCGCGCGTTTCCGTCGTCGGCGTTCGCCAGCGCCGGGGGTGTTGAATCCAACATCGCCCAAGCGCTCGCGTGCGTACATCGTCAAGCGACCGTGTTGGCCGGTCTTCCGTTCGCGCCGTATCGCCGTCTTGCCGATGGCGGACGCGAGCGCATCCGTGATGGCTCGCTCGCACGGATCATTGACGCGCCCAACGCATGGCAATCGCGGTTCGACTTTATCGAAAGCATCGTCCGCGCGCTTCACTTCCACGGCAATTACTACGCCGAAGTCCGGTACGGCGCGGACGGTCTGTTTGAATCGTTCGTTCCGTTGTCGCCTAACGCGGTCACGGTCGAACAGACGACAAGCGGCGCCGTGCGTCTCAAGGTGTCCGAACCGGGCGGGACCCGCGTGCTTGTGCAGGGCGAGCACCTACACGTCAAAATGCCCGGTCACGGACCAACCGATCTAACCGGAGTTAGCACCGTCCAACGCGCGCGCGGCGCCCTTGGATTGGCGCTTGAACTCAATGATGCGGCGCGCGAAAGCGCGAAAAAGACAATCGGCGGCTACCTCATTCAGCACTCGGACACAAACCAACGCTCCAAACGCCAACAATCGGAAGCGATAAAGCAAACCGCCGCAGACCGTTTCGCGCCGCAAATCCTAGACCCCGGCGCCAAGTTCATTCCGACGACGTTTTCCAACGCGGACGCCGAACTCTTAGCTTCGCGCCAACTGGCCGCGCAAGACGTGTGTCTGATATTCGGCATGACACCCGGTATGTTCGGGCTACTCGATACATCCAGCTACGGCAGTGCGGCGCAAGCGGCCCAAGATTTTGTGACCACATGCCTAGGACCGTTGGCCGAACGGATCGAAAGCGCGTTTGAACATTGTCTCCTAAGCGAGGAAATGCGCGCCGACGTGTTCTTTGAATTTGAGCTAGACGGCTTGCTGCGCACTGATCCATCCGAACGTTTCCGGCAATATGAAATAGGACGCCGCGTTGGTCTGTACAGTCCGAACGATCTGAGACGGCTCGAAAACCTACCGCCACGGACCGATGCGGGCGGCGATGCATTCGACGCCCCGAGCACGTCCGCACCGGCCCAAACCGAACCACCGATAGCGAGCGCGACATGATCGGCGAAGTGCTCAAGACGTACACGACGTTGCGCAAGGCGCTCTCTACCGACCTCCCGCGACCGAATGAACCGCGCGAATACGACGTGGATTACCTTTACCTACACACCTTCGACGCCGGTCAGCGGCCATTGCTCGCTGCACTGCTCACCATTGCCGTCTGTATCAGGGAGACAAAGACATGATTGACCTGCTACCCCTTGAAGACATTCGCGATGCATCAAACGAAGCCTTCGCGAAGATCGATTACAATCCCGACCGCCTTCGGGAGCTAAGTGACGCCGACCTCAACGCGATTGCGATGCATGTGAAGGCGACGCGCGCCATATTAGAAGCCGAGCTTGTTTGCATCTGTGGCGACGCAGGCAAAGCAAATGAAGCCGTCGAACGCGTCATGGCATTCTCGCAAGGTAAGCTCATCAAACTTGTTCGCGCCGCGCAACACGCGATGAAGACGCACCGCAATCCATCACACGGCCAAGTCGCAGCACTTTTGATCGACGCGCGCGCGGGCTGTGGCGCCGTCATTGTTGAGCAAGAGCGGCGCGCTGCGTTGAAGGCGGGCGCGATGAACTAACGAGATAGCCGCCGGATATTTCCTGTGTCAGCGGGCGCGCGAGCACCCGGACAAATAAGGCGCTCCTGCTAGTCCGGTCCGGCGGCTGCTTTCGCATATCACCGGCAAGGGGCGTCAACTCGCGCAACTTCTTTGAGACGACATGACGGACGAATGGATCAGCACCATGGATGCAGCGCAATTGCTCGGGTGTTCTTACGAAAGGACCCGGACCGTCCTAAAGCGGTTAGATTGCACGCGTACACAAACGCACGGACGGGCGACCCTGTGGCGACGCGCTGACGTGCTAGCGGCGAAGCAATTGGCGCCCGCGCTCGGTACCGTTCGGCGTCGTGACAAACCAAAGCCCGCGCCAGCCGCGAACCTTCGTCTCTGCATGTGCTGTTCGGTTCCGTTTCCAAGCGAAGGAATCCACAACCGCCTTTGCGACTTGTGCCGACGCAGGGACGGGACCGAGCATACGATGGCTAGACGGCGCAAATGAGCCGCCCGCTTCCGTTCAATTGCCCGCGTGGTTTGTCGCGGATCGAAGCGGCACGGTATATCGGGGTCAGCCCGAGCACCTTTGACCGGCTAGTCGCCGAAGGGGTCATGCCCAAACCCAAGGAACTCGGCGCCCGGCGGGTGTATGACCGCGCTCAATTGGATAGCGCATTTGACGCCCTTGGCGACGGGGAGCTTGATACGGACGGACCGAACGAATGGGACTAGCCTTGGCAAAGCTCGAATTGCGTTACGTCGATAACTACCGCGACCGTCACGGACGCCGCCGGTACTACTTCCGCCGCGCTCGCCACATGCCGCGCATCGCGCTTCCTGGCCGTCCCGGCGATCCGGAGTTTATGGAAGCGTACGCGGTGGCGTGCGCCGCGACCGAGACAACCGAACCGCTCAAAGCATTGCCACCGGCGCGGGGGACAATCGACAGTCTATGTGTGGCGTACTACGCGCGATGCACCGCGTTCCTTGCGTTGCGCGCCACGACGCGGGCGACCTATCGAAACATTCTCGATAACTTCCGCGACACCGAAGACGACGGCGGACGCAAACAGGGAACGAAGCGAGCCGCGTTGCTTCGCCCGCATCATGTGCAAGCAATCATCGCGGCCAAGCTGCAATCGAGCGGTCCGCACGCCGCGAACAACTTGCTTCGCATGTTGCGCTTGCTGTTCGACTTCGCCGTGTCGGACAATTGGGTCAAGACCAATCCAACGGCGGGCGTCAAACCGATACGCGCCAAGTCGGACGGCTTCGTCACATGGTCGGAAGAAGACATTACCGCGTTTGAAAAGTGTTGGGCGTCGGGGACCAAACAACGTCTAGCGTTGGCGCTCTTGCTCTATACCGGGCAACGTCGCGGCGACGTGGTTCGCATGGGTCGTCAGCATATTGGCGCCAACGGTTTGCGCGTAACGCAAAGCAAGACCGGCGTTAGTTTGGTCATTCCATTGCACGCCGCCTTGAGACGCGAGATTGATGTAAGCGCGGAGAAAGACGCGCTAAATTTAGTATACACGGCCTACGGGCGCCCGTTCACGGCGGCAGGATTCGGCAATTGGTTTCGCGACACTGTGGATGCCGTCCCCGAGCTAAAGGGACGCGGGCTAAGTGCTCACGGGTTGCGGAAGGCGGCGGCTCGCCGGTTGGCGGAAGCGGGATGCAGCGCATTGCAGATCGCGGCGATCACCGGTCACAGGACCCTGAAGGAAGTCAGCCGCTACACGGCGGCTGCGGATCAAGAGCGGCTGGCGCGGGATGCGGTCAAGCGGATTGGCGGAAGTTAGTTTTTGATGATCGCGATGGCCTGACAACTGGAACACCAGCGGATGCGCGGCTCCGATTCACGGATTGTGTGCAGAGTGTTATCTTCACATGCTTGGCACCCTGCACCCTTGCCGCCGCCGGGTCCACTCGGTGTCTTAAACCACCCAACGGCATTACACGTCGAGCAAACGAGGACAGCACCATCCTTTGCGAACGTCTGCTTGCCGCAGTTCGGACACTTCTTCCCTTTGGCCATATACTCGAAGCCCCAGGTTATACGAAGAACACTGATTCCCTAACCTTGCCAATCGGCATTCCCTAACCGTAATAAAATCAACAGGTTAAAAGTAAGATGGCGGATGGGGTGGGATTCGAACCCACGGACGGCTTGCACCGTCGCCGGTTTTCAAGACCGGTGCCTTCAACCACTCGGCCACCCATCCAGGCGAAGCGCCTCTGCTAAGCCCGCGGCACGCAGAAGGAAAGCGCCGTTTTCACGCTTCGGCCAGATCGACGATCTCGATTTCGGCGCGGGCCTCGCCGCGAAACTCGTTGCGCTTGACCCGCACCGCCGCGTGAAACACGCCGTCGCGCTTCAAAAGCGCCTCGCCCAGCGGACCTTTCATGGCGCGGAAGGCGATGCCGCCCACGCGCGCGCCGCGTGCATCCTCAAGCGTGAAGCGCACGTGCTCTTCCTTGACCAGTTTGGCAAACGACACGCGCACGTCCGGCAAAGCCAATACGGGTTCTGGGTGGCCGGGGCCATAAGGACCGATGCGGTCAAGCGCATCGACAAGCCCCAAATCCACGCCGCCGACCGCGCCTGTCGCGTCTATGGCGAGCGTGGCCGCTTCCCCGGCCGCAGCTGCTATCTCCTGTTCCAGACGCGCAGAGAGAAACGCGCGCAAGTCATCAAGTCTGCTCCACTCCATCGAAAGCCCAGCCGCCGCCGCATGGCCGCCGCCGGCGATCAACAAGCCCGCTTCACGCGCATCGGCGATGGCCGCGCCCAGATTGACGCCCGGCGTGGAGCGCCCCGAACCCTTGGCTGGCTCGTGTTCGGTCGTGCCGCCCAGCACGATGACAGGTTTCGTGAGGCGATCTTTCAGTCGGCCGGCGGCGATGCCTATGACGCCAGGGTGCCAGCGCGGCGAACCCACAATCACCACCGCGCGTTTTTCCGCCTCCTCAAGCGCTGCGGTCTCGGCTTCGGCCAGCATTTCGGCTTCGCGCTGGCGGCGCTCTTGATTGAGCGCCTCCAGGGTCAGCGCCAGTTCGCGCGCTTCTTCCACATCTTCGGTTGAAAGTAGCCTTGTGGCCAAAGAGGCGTCGCCGACACGGCCCCCGGCATTGATGCGCGGACCAAGCACAAAGCCAAAATCGTACACGCTGGACGAGCCCTTGCGCCCCGCGCTCTCAGCGAGCGCGACGAGGCCGATGTTCTGGCCCTCGCGCAACACTTTCAGGCCTTGCGCCACGATGGCGCGATTGAACCCAGTCAGAGGCGCCACGTCGCACACCGTCCCGATGGCGGCGAGATCAAGCATGCGCATAAGGTCGGGCAAGTGATTGCTGCCGATAGAACCGCGTCGGCGCGCTTCTCTGTTCACTGCAGCGAGTGTGACAAGCACGACGCCGGCGGCCGTTAGATGCCCCTGACCTGATGTATCGTCAGGTCGGTTGGGGTTGACCACGGCCAGCGCCCTGGGCGGGGGGCCGTGCATCAGATGATGGTCAAGCACGATGACATCGAGACCGAGATCGGCCGCGGCCAGGAGCGGCGCTTCGGCGGCGGCGCCGCAATCTACGGTAATGACAAGCTCGACGCCGTCGGCCTTCAGGCGCTCGAACGCCAGCGCGGAGGGGCCGTAGCCCTCCTTCATGCGGTCCGGCACATAGATTTTAAGGTCGCGTCCGCGCGCACGGAAATAACGCACCAGCTGTGCGGCCGATGAGCCGCCATCCACATCATAGTCGGCCAGCACTGCGCACGGGCGCCCGCTCACGATCGCGTCTTCGATCGCGCGCGCGGCGATGTCCATGTCGGTGAAGCTCGAGGGATCGGGGAAGAACGTCTTCAGCGTCGGCTTCAGGAAGTGTTCGGCGTCGTCGAACGCAACGCCGCGCCCGGCCAGCAAACGCGCCGCCAGTTCAGGAAGGGAAAAGCGGCGCCGGAACGCTTCGACAAGCGCCAAGTCAGCGTCGCGCACACGCCAGCGCTTGCCGGTCAAGGAGCGCGTGACGCCTAAAAAAGAGGGACCGTCCGCTGCCGCCAGGGCTCTCACAGCACGCAT